GGTCCGTCATCCAGTCCATCGAATCCCATGGGTTGGTCGAAGCGGCCGCTTTACGTGCTGCCGAGGCAGCGCGTCGTTACACGCCTACAACGGTGACTAACAGAATCGAACTCGATCTGTTCACCCTCTGCGTCGCTCTGATTAGCTTCGCGCTAATCACGATCGGCATAGTTGGTGTTCTGCTCGTGTTTGTTCCTGGCTCTTCACCGACTTAGGCGTTCTCATGACACCTTATAGCAGACAGTTAGGAAAGGACCAGTTTGTTACTGGAAGTTCAGGTCAAACGAATCATTTTAGGCCTATTGGCTATTATGATTACGTGACCTGTCCGATCAGCAACAAAGGTGACTTCTTCATACCTACGCCATGGAGCTTCACGATACATCAAGAAGACTACATGAGTGGGTCACAGAAGAAGTTCCAGGTCATTCCTACCGAAGCATTTATCGCTGCTACCGAGGGTAACCTCGGTGCTCCGATACCAGTGCCTGCATGGGATGCCAGGGATAGCATGTACAACCTCGCCCTTAATCGTTTAAACGATAAAGTTCGTGGCAGCCTCGACTTGAGCGTTGCTCTTGCCGAAGCTGGCACGACTACCAGGATGATAAAGAATACGATCAAGCTGCTAAGGCATGCTCGTAAACTCAAGCCTCCTGGTGGGTTCGGAAGTACACGTGATGTAGCGAACGGGTACCTTCAGTATAAGTACGGATGGAAGCCTCTTCTCAGCGATATATTTGGAGTCGCTGATGAAAGCATCCGTATCGTACAAAACAAGATTCAGCGTATTTCAGCTGGATCGAAGGTACGCGAGAACGGACCTATCACGCAAGTGTATAGTTCAATCAACGGGACTCCAAACGTACGTGCAATGCGCATACGCAAGGAGACCAGCTTCTCGGGGTGTAGAATCGGTGTGATATTACAGATTCCACCTTCGGCATTCCGGCTTGATCGCTGGATGTCGATGAACCCGATTAGCATTGGTTGGGAGTTAATTCCTTACTCCTTTGTCGTTGATTGGGTGTACGATATAGGCTCGTATCTGAGGAATGTGGAAACGGCATTGTTATATAACACCGTTTTCTATTCTGGATACGTATCCGAGATTCAGAGGGTGGAGCTTGAGGACTTCGTCGCTAATCACGATGAGGTCGTCAGCGGCATCCGCCATATGATCCCGGAGGCGAAAGGGAAACTTAAACACATAGTGTTTTCCCGTCGCCGTCTATCCGCATACCCGTTCCCTCGCAAGCCCACGTTCAACGTGGACTTGAGCAGCAGTCAACTCTTCTCGGCTGCAGCTCTCCTCCGTCAGTTGTTACCGGCGGGGAAACGCGGTCCGAGACCTGAGCCTCCAAACTATGGTTCGCCGAATCAGGCGCCCAGAGCCGGTTTAGGTCGTTAGAGTTTTCTGCTGTGATAGAGCATAGGAGTTGTCTCCTATGCGGCTATCTGCCGTACGCTACTGCAATCCTGTGGTAGCGAACCTAGATCCCTTGTGGGGATCGTATGAGAGGAATCTCATGGCTGCTAGCAACATCGTCCTCGCGGACGCACAGGCGACCCCTGTAAACCATACCTTTGTACCCCTCGGACCGGATAAGGAGGGTGTGTTTTGGTTCGAAGACCAATCCCAGTCATCTGCAAACGGGTACTGGCGTATCAGCATGCAGCTGAAACGCCCGGACCAGGCGCAGACGGGACAGTCGACGGCCCAACGCACTTTCCGGATGAAGGTCGGCATGCACCAGCCGGTGCTGGAGACGCTGGGGACCAATACGGTCACCGGCATCCCTCCGGCACCCACGGTGTCGTACATCAACCGTTGTTTCGTTGAGTACGTGATTCCGGAGCGGGCCACCTTGCAGAATCGTAAAGATATCCGCAAGATGGTTTACAACCTCCTCAACGAGTCGCAAAACGTCTCGCTGGTGGAGTCGCTTCTCGTGCCGTACTAACAACTAAGGAGTAAGATGAAATCCCGCATGCACAGTGATGTGTTCGAGAGAGTTGTGCTCTCTCTTTGCGAGAA